CCCTCTAAGACCCACTTATGCGTCTGTGTGCCGTCTAAAGTACCAGTGAACCCATATCTATACTTCGCATCACATAACTTCGTCATGATGCTGATTAGGGACTTAGATTTGAATAGGTGTGCTTCATCACCCATCACCACATCAAATCTCTCAAAGAAGCTCTTGGGTAACTTATAGATAGATTGCCAGGTAGTAATGACTACAGGAGCATCAGTATCCTTGTCTTTGCCACCATAGATTTTGTGACAGTTAGCAGATGCATCCCACCCGTAATCCTCAAAGTCCTTATACATTTGCTCTACCAGACTTGTCGTGGGTACAACTAGCAGGGTATTTCTATTGTGAGCTGTATGATATCTCACGAGAGAGTAAATCATCAGAGATTTACCTGAGGCAGTGGGAGATATCAATAATCTTCTATTGTGTTTTAGAGCATCGTATACTCCCTCTATTTGATACGATCTAGGTTCGTGACTACAAATAGATTTCATGTAATCACGTACACCCTCCATGGAAATCATTCCATTCTCTTCAAAGGGTAGACCGTAGTATTTGTTGTCTTCAAACTCATAGTCATATCCCATCTCCTCACAGAACTTAACTACCTTGTGAAGAAGACCGACATAGATCTCTCCACTAGACTGGTTGAACAATCTAATCTTTCCATCCCAATACTTGCTCCTGTATTGTGGCATAAACTTTGCCCCAGGAACATCGAAGGTGAATGTATCGGACAGTTCCATGTACACATGGGGTTCTGCCTTAATACGTAGGAATACTTCGTTCTTCTTGGAAATGGAAACAGTGTTCATCAGAAACCTCTTTGGAAGTTCTGCCACTCAATTGCGTTCTTGATCTGATAAGTTCTGTTATTAACTTGCTTCAGAATGCTCTCAAGAAAGTTGAGCATGGCATCATGATAGTCGATCTTCAGACGAATCCTAGACAGGTGTTCGTCTGCATCTAAATGGTAGTTAAGAGAATCTTTCTCTCTTACTTTGTATGGAAAAGGATCGTCTTCGTAGACTTCTGGATCTGCTTTTCCGTTATAATAATTTCTGCGTTCAAGATATTTGGTTTTGAAGTTTTGTTCTTCCTTCTTTTTCATCAGAAGAACTGTATTATATAGTTCGTGATATTTTGCGTGGAGTTGAGGAATCCTTAAGGACTCACTATGCAAATTATCGGGATCAAGGATGGAGTCTTTCGACCACATTTCATTAATAATTTCTAGATTCATGAAGTAGTAGAGACTGTTTCAATATTATAGATGGTATACTTAAAAGTTACCGTAGCAGTTAAACTCTGGTAATCAGTATTAGTCGCATCAAACTGAAGACCAGAGAGGTTAGTTGGAAATAGTCCTTCAAATTTTACTTTGGCAACACTATTGAACTGGTTATTCAGGACAAGAAGAGTTCCATCACTGTATTGTTGATCCATTTCAATAGACCCATCTTGATCTGTTACCAAATCGATGAAGTCTCCAATACTGTTTGGAAAACCTAAACCTCTCATCCAGTTATGAACGGCAAGATAGTTTTCTAGTTGTTCATCAACAATAAACTGAATGGTCAGATCTTCAAAAACTAATCTATCACCAGCAAGAGGAAGTTCTTTCAAGTAGTTTGGACCATTGACAGTGCCAAGTGTCAGTCCAGGTAGATTGGCAGTATTGGAAAAGAAATCTACCTTTGGATATCTAGCAAGCTTAAAGTTGAATCCTACATTTGACAAGTAGTTTCTATTTTGAATCTGCTTATCAAAAGGATCTCTAGTAGGAGCAGCCATGACTTGCCATACTTTACGACACTATTTATCGGCATAAAAAAAGGGGACCTTTCGGTCCCCAACACTTCCTTCACACGGAAGGATATTATACCAGAATCACATGAGGTTGGCAACCTTGACTCTCTGGTAGTAACGGTTAACGCCAGGATAGACACGACCCAGACCCTGGTTATCAACATTACCTTCTGCGAAGGGGTTGGAGATAAGACCGTAACGAGTCTTGAAGCCGATCTTGGGCTGGAAGGTGTTCTCCCCGACGGCACGAACCATCTGCAGGGGAACGTAGGGGCAGTAGAACAGACCAGCATCGTAGGGGGAAGAACCCTTGTATCCAACGACGTAGTACTGGTTAGCAGCAGAGTTAGCAGCAAAGGGATCGATGTAAACTCTGTACTTACCATTGATGGTTCCAGCAAAGGTGTTGCCAGTGTCATCAACGTTCAGGTTTGCGTTCAGGGCAGGGGTGTAATCAAGTACACCAGCCATGGTCAGAGCAGAAGCAACGTCAGCAGAAGTCAGGATGATGTTGCCCTTCCCTCTACGAGTTCTTTGTGCGATGCGGTTGGCATCTCTCTCGATTTGGAACAGCAGACCCTTGAACTTCTCAACGGACCAACGACCATTGGAGTCAACGTCCAGGTCGAATGTACCTGCGGTGGCAACGTTTGCCTGAGCACCGTTCTCAGCAACCTTATAGATGGTTCTGATGACTTCACGGTTGATCTCAGCAAGAATCTCAGTGCTGAGGATGTTTGCCAGTTCGGCTTCGGCATTCAGACCGTGGATAGCACGAAGGTCTTGTGCCAGTTCCAGGGAGTACTCAGCCTTCAGAGCACGGGACTTAGCAGTAACGGTAACTTTCTCGATCGAGAAAGCCATCTGGTTGAAGTCTTCGTTGGTGCCGTCGCCCAGAGCTTCAGCATCACCAGTCTCCATACCCTGACCAACATTGTACTGAGTACCAATGCCAGTTGTGGTGCCTGTACCAGACAGGACGGAGGGGTTGGTGCCACGAACATCACCAGTTGTACCGAAACCGACCAGAGGACCGTCAGGGACCTGACCAGAGTAGTTACCACCAGTTCTGCCAGAAGCAAAGTCTCTGGTGGAGGAGAATGCGGTATCGGGCTCGTCGAACAGAGCTTCGGTGCCACTCTGAGAAGAGTAGCGGGAACGCATTGCGAAGATCAGTCCAGTAGGACCGTTCATTGGTTGAACACCAGCCAGGTCATAAGCAACCAGGTTGGGCATAGAACGTCTGATCAGGGAGATCAGAACGGGGTCGAAACCAGCAACAGGACCAGCGGCAGCAGCACCACCACCGAATCCACCAGAGGCACCAGCAGCATTAGCAGAGTTGGTAGGTGCCTCAGTCAGCATTCCACCGTTTTCGAAGGCAGATTGCTCACGCAGGAAACGCTCTTGGTTTTCGAGCAGAACGGCAGTAACAGCCTTTCTGTGGGAATCTTTAATAGGATCGCAGGACTCTGCATTCAGCAGAGGACCCCACTTCTCCATAAGCTTTTCGGAATTAAACATTGTTCTCTTTAGAGTTAAGTTTGTGGTTTACAATTTATGATCAGTTTTTAATCGAAAGGGCTCTCATGTAAGCAGCCATGGCATCAGAGGAAACCTCTGGCTCAGGATCACTTACACCCTCCGACAGTGTTTCAGAAGATTTTACGTTTGCACTCTTAGCAGAAGGGAAATACGATTCTCTAAGAGTTTCTAACTTACCACGGTATTCTTCTTCACCCGCAAACTCAACACCTTCAGCCAGAGAAGCAAGTTTTTCCTTCTGTGTATCAGCCAGACCTTCAGTTACTTTACCAAAGATTCCTTCGGCAGTAGCTTCAGCCAGTCTGTTAGTGAGGGAAATATTCTTCTCAACTTGCAGGTTGAGTTTATTTTCCATTTCATCAAGTTTATCTACCATGCTCTCAAGAACATCATACTTATCATCAGGGATGGAAACATAATGATCTTCAAAGAGACCCTTCATTCCTTGCAGGAACGATTCGGTCATTTCGGTCTTCAGACCATGCTCGACTTCGATAGCATTCTCGGTCAGCCACTCATCGGCAACGTACTCAAGATAAGAATCGAGTCTTTCTACGAGCTCTGCCTTAACTTCGACCAGGTTCTCGGAGAGAGCCTGCTCATACTCAGCAGCAAGAGCTTCTTGGATTTCACCAATCTTAGCAGTCAGAGCAGCTTCGAAAATTGTCTTTGCTTTTTCTTGGAACTCTTCAGAGAGTTCTTCACCACCGAACAGAGCAGCAAGGTCTTCCTCAACGTTGACTTGGACCTCTTCCTCAGTTTCGGACTCCGCAACAACTTCCTGACCTTCTTCCTCAACCTCAGTCTCCTCAGCATACTTAGGAGCCTTAGGCATTGGTTCAGCAGGTTTCGCACCCTTGTTAACGATATCCTTAACTGTTGCCAGAGAAGGAGCCTTCAGGGCAGCCGACATATCATCGGGCTTATAGTTCTCAGGGGTGGGTCCTCCAAGATCTTCTACTGTGCCTTGAGCAGCAGTATAAGATGCTTTCTTAGAGGAATCCATTGGCTCAGCGGCTTTCGCACCCCTTGTTACGGGATTTTCCATTTCTTGTAAATCTTTACCAGCGGACATTTTTCGATTTCTCCGATTGATTGATCTAGTGATAATCTGTATTTATTTATTAATTCAGAGATTTGATAAGAAGTTATTCCATAACTTCAACTTGTTCTCTTCAAGTCTTCTTTGATCGACGAGTGTATTAATAGTCTTGTATGTCTTCTCTGCATATTTTTCACGGAGAATTCCACCGTCCCATACCCACTCTTTACCTTCCATAATGCCATTGACAAATGCGTCAGGTGCGGAAGGATCAGCAACGATATCAGCAGCAGTGGCAAGCAT